AAGGCAAAATAAGAGAAGTAAGGGAACCTTTACTTGCAGCAGAAGATGTTGTATACATGAAAGCTATTGAAGCTGATGATGCATCTGCTAAAACTGCAAGTGCGGCTAAGAAGAAAAAACTTAGAGATGCACCAGCAGCAAGTGCAATATCAAGTGCAGATACAATAGCAAAATTAAAAGCAGCATGGGATGAGACAGTTCTAGGTACAAGTCCTTATAAATAGAATAAAAGGATTTAAGAAATGGCTACTCCTACTTCGCGTGCGACACTAATAGAGTATTGTAAAAGACGTCTAGGCGATCCAGTTATCGAAATCAATGTTGATGAAGATCAATTGGAAGACCGTGTAGATGAAGCGTTACAGTATTATCGTGAGTTTCATTCGGATGCTACTGTAAGAACTTATTTAAAACATCAAGTAACTGCTGATGATGTTACAAACGAGTATATTCCAATTGCTAGTAATATCTTGTATGTGACAAAAATGTTTCCTTTACAAAGTTCTTTTCAAAGTGCTAGAAACTTTTTTGATATTAAATATCAAATGATGCTAAATGATGTAGCGGATTTAATGAATTTTGCTGGTGATTTAGCATATTATGAACAGATGCAACAATATTTATCTCTTTTAGATATGAAATTAAATGGTCAACCACAAGTTCAATTTTCTCGTAGACAAAATAGACTTTACATATTTGGAGATTTTCAAGATGACGATATTAAAGCAGGAGATTATGTAGTAGTTGAAGTTTATACTGAAATAAATGATAGTGATCATACGTCAATATTTAATGATATGTTTTTAAAAGAATATACTACTGCACTTATAAAACAACAATGGGGTCAAAACTTAATTAAGTTCGAAGGCATGCAACTACCGGGAGGAGTCGTTTTAAACGGGAGACAAATATATGATGACGCAACAGCAGAGATTGCGACACTTAGAGAGAACGTGAGATTAGAGCACGAGTTTCCACCAGACTTTTTTGTAGGATGACATGGCAACTAATTTATATTTTAGTCAAAAGGTAAAATCAGAGCAAAACCTATACGAAGATATTGTAATAGAATCTCTTAAAATGTATGGGCAAAATTGCTATTATTTGCCTAGAGACTTAGTAAACGAAGATAGTATACTTGGAGACGATCCAGTCTCAAGTTTTAATTCATCTTATATGGTAGAAATGTACATCGAAAACACTGAAGGTTTCGAGGGTGAAGGTGACTTATTTACTCGATTTGGTGTTGAGATTAGAGATGAAGCTACTTTTATAGTATCAAGAAGAAGATGGAGAGATACTGTATCTAGATATGATAATGAAATTACAGTTGATAGACCTTCTGAAGGAGATGTTATTTACCTTCCAATGTCTAAATCTTTCTTTCAAATAAATCATGTAGAACACGAGCTTCCTTTTTATCAATTGCAAAATGTTCCTGTATTCAAAATGAGATGTCAATTATTCGAATATACTGGCGAAGATATGGACACTGGCGTTGATGTTCTTGATGATTTAGAAGCTAAGTACGCATACAAATATGTGTTATCATTAAGTAATACAAGAGACAGCGCGCAAATGAGTGCAACACTAAGTGGTGGACAATTATCTGCTTTAACAATTACTGATAGTGGTAATAACTACTTTGCTGTACCTTCTGTATCAATTATTGATTCATCTGGTGTTGGAGCTTCTATTGCAGTAACTGTTGATAGTAATAATGGTAAGGTGAATGGATTAACAGTTTCTAACCCAGGTTCTGGATATTCTAATCCAACCTTTAAGTTTTCTGAACCTGCTATTACTACTTTTAACGTTGGAGAAACAATAACATCTCCAAGTGGCGATACACTCATGAGAGCCGAAGTTGTTAAATATTCTGACTCAGATAATAAGATTCATCTAATACACGCTGGTGCTGATGACGGCAAGTATCATACGTTTGGAGTAGGTAAGAAAGTTGTTGGTATAACTTCAGGTGCTGGTGGAGTAATTTCTCTAGTAGTTGAAGATAATCAGTTATCAAGTAATGAACAAAATGCAGATTTTTCTGCAGGCACAGATTTTATAGACTTTTCTGAGTCAAACCCATTTGGAGATGTGAGTAACAACTAATGTTTGGTGGACACTTTTATCACGAGAAAACAAAAAAAGCAGTAGCATTATTTGGTAGACTGTTTAATAATCTCTATGTTGTTCGAAAGAATTCATCAGGAGCAGTTATTAGTCAACTTAAAGTTCCATTGTCTTATGCTCCAAAATCAAAATATTTAGAAAGAATAAGAGAAAATACTGATCTTCAAGATGATACTCGAGTAGCTATAAAGTTACCAAGAATGTCTTTTGAAATTACTTCAATTGCATATGACCCTACAAGACAATTAGCAAAAGTAGGTAATTTTACAACGTCATCTTCAACTGGAGAAAACACAAAGAAACAAAAGTTTTTTAATCCAGTACCATATATTATTACTTTTCAATTAAATGCGTATGCTAAATCTCAAGATGATGCATTACAAATAGTTGAACAAATATTTCCAACTTTTAATCCACAGTATACAATAACTATAAAGCCATTTACTACTGAATACAGCACTTTTAAAGAAGATATTCAAGTTATTATTCAGGGAGTATCTTTTTCTGATGACTTCGAAGGAGCTATGGAACAAAGAAGAACAATAATTTATAGTTTGGACTTTGAGATGAAGTTAAGTTATCATGGTCCAATTTCTGATAACAGTATCATTCGCCAAGCAGATGCCAAATTATTTGACATTAAAGCTGGATTGAATGATTCTGATATAGGATTAGAAACTTTAAGAGTTACACCGAATCCAACATCCCTTATTGGTATGCCTGATAGTGATTTTGGATTTACAACAACAATTTTAGATAGCGCGAGTTAAAAAATGCATGAATATAAATGTAAACTAATAAAAGTTATAGACGGAGACACAATAGACGTAGATATAGATTTAGGTTTTGGTGTCTGGTTACGAAAACAAAGAATTAGATTATATGGTATTGATACACCAGAATCTAGAACAAGCGATGACGTAGAAAAAATATACGGCAATGCTGCTAAAGATTATCTAATTAAATGGACAGGTGCAGGAGAACTTACAATTAAAACGCATAAAGATGCTAAAGGTAAGTTTGGACGTATTCTTGGAGAAATCTGGACATTTGATACAAATATAAATAAAAAAATGATAGAAGAACATCATGCAGTTGAATATCACGGACAATCTAAAGATGATATAGAAGCTGAACATATAAAGAATAGAGACTTGGTAAAACTACATGAGTGATGATAAAAAAATTGATAATGATTACGAATACTCAAGAGACACATATTATGATCTTGTGGAAAAAGGAAAACACAGTCTTGAACTTATGATTGAAGTTGCAAGAGAAAGTGAACATCCTCGTGCTTTTGAAGTATTATCAGGAATGATTAAAAATATTTCTGACGTAAATGATAGATTAATGGATTTGAACAAAAAGAAAAAAGACTTAGATAAGTCTGATGAGATTAGAAATATAGCAAATACTACAAATAATCTTTTTGTTGGGTCAACTGCTGAATTACAAAAAATATTAAAGAATGAAACAAATCTAGTAAATGTCACTCCAAAAACAAAATGAGAATTATCTAGGTAATCCAAATATAAAAAAAGACGGTATTATTCAAGACTGGACAGAAGACCAGATAAAAGAATATGCCTTATGCATGAAAGATTCTGTATATTTTATACAAAAATATGCAAAAATCATTTCTCTTGATAAAGGATTAGTTGGCTTTGAACTATACCCTTATCAAAAAAAGATGTTCCAACAATTTCAGAAGAATAGATTTAATGTTGTACTTGCGTGTAGACAATCGGGAAAATCAATCTCGGCGTGCGGATACCTATTATGGTTTGCACTATTTCAACCAGAAAAAACAATTGCAGTCTTGGCAAATAAAGGTGCCACTGCGAGAGAGATGTTGGCAAGGATTACTATTATGCTTGAGAACATTCCTTTCTTTTTGCAACCTGGGGTTAAAGCTCTCAATAAGAGTAATATTGATTTTTCTAACAATAGCCGTATTATCGCTGCTGCTACGACTGGCCAGTCAATTCGTGGTCTATCTGTCAACCTTTTATACTTGGATGAGTTCGCTTTTGTAGAAAGAGCTGCAGAGTTCTATACATCTACGTATCCAGTTATATCATCAGGTACAGATACTAAAATTATAGTTACATCTACTGCAAATGGTATAGGTAATACTTTTCATAAGATATGGGAAGGTTCAATACAAGGTGTAAACGAATATAGTAACTTTAGAGTTGATTGGCATGATGTCCCTGGAAGAGATGAAGAATGGAAACAACAAACTATAAACAATACATCTCAAATACAGTTTGACCAAGAATTTGGCAATACGTTCTTTGGAACTGGAAATACTTTAATAAATGCTCAAACTCTTTTAGATTTAAGAGCTAAAACACCATTACGTATATTGGAAGGTGGGGATTGTTTAATATATAAAGAACCTGAAAAAGACCACGATTACTTATTAGTTGCAGACGTAGCAAAGGGAAGAGGACAGGACTATTCTACATTTTCTTTAATCGATATTAACTGTCGCCCTTTTGAACAGGTAGTTGTGTATCGCAATAACACTATCTCTCCATTACTCTTCCCTAATATTATATATAAGTATGCCAATGTCTACAATAAAGCTTATTGTGTTATTGAATCGAATGACCAAGGGGCAGTTGTATGTAATGGTTTATATTATGATTTAGAATACGAGAACGTACATGTTGAATCTGCAGTTAAAGCTAATGCTATAGGGATAGACATAAATAGAAAATCTAAAAGATTGGGGTGTTCGGCTCTTAAAGATTTACTTGAAAATAATAAATTAAAAATAATAGATGAATTAACTATATTAGAAATATCTACATTTGAAGCAAAGGGACAAACTTTTGAAGCTTCTACAGGAAACCATGATGATTTAGTTATGAATTTAGTTATGTTTGGTTACTTTGTCTCATCTGCATACTTTTCTAATTTAACTGATATTAATATTAAAGATATGATATTTAAGCAGAAACTAAAAGAAATACATGATGACATAGTACCTTTTGGATTTATAGATGATGGAAGTGATCAGATTGACAAAATAGAAAGAGAAGAATCAAATGACCCATGGGCAGTTGAATATGCTAGAGATTTGTAATCTTATAAATAATGGTAACAATTGAATATTCGTATAATGATAAACCGTATAAATCAACACTGAAAAGGAAAAGAAGATGGCACTCTCTACACCCTCAGAATCACCCGCGGTTGTTGTCAAAGAAATAGACTTGACTGGTGGCGTGCCTAATGTCCAGTCAACTACAGGCGCAACTGTAATAAATTCAAGGTGGGGTCCTGTCGACGAGCGAGTCCTAGTAGCTAATGAAGCTGATCTAGTAGATAAATTCGGATCGCCAGACACCTCCACGACATTTTCGTTTCATAGAGCTAATATGTTTCTAAAGTATTCTAGCAAGTTACAAACTGTTAGAATAATAGATTCAGCTGCTTGTAATGCTACCTGTACAACAAGATCAGATAACACTACACCTACTGCAGCATCTTTAAAAGAAGTAGTAAAAAATGAAACAGACTTTAATTCGCAAAAATCTGGTTTAGGCACAGATAAGCATACATTTTTAGCAAAATACCCCGGAGCCCTAGGAAACAGTTTACAAGTTCAACTATGTTTACCTGGGAAACATGGAGATTCAGCATTTACTAACTGGAACTTCAAAGGAGAATTTGATGCAGCTCCTAGAACTTCAAATTTTGCTACTAAACGAGCTGCTACAAATGACGAAGTTCATGCAGTAGTCATAGATAAAGGAGGCAAATTTACTGGAACCGCTAATACAGTTTTAGAAAGATTTGCATTTTTATCAGTAGGTAGTAACGCTAAAGATAACGCTGGATCTAATATTTTCATCAAAGATGTACTGAATGCAAATTCAGAATATGTTTGGATGATTAGTGGTGACTCAGACATGAACGCTACAGTAGGTTCACAGGCAGCTTTTGGTACCACTATCGATAGTGGTGACAATTTTGTTCGAACTAGTAGTACTACTATGATTGGAGCTAAAGTCGCAGAACACACGTTTAATTTTGACTCTGGAACTGATACTTCTACTTTAACTGATACTTCTATACTAAGAGGTTACGATTACTTTCAAGATAAAGATCAAGTTGAAATAGATTTCATATTAGCACCTGGGTCAGCATCTAGAGCTAGTATGACAGCTGTAACTAATTATTTAGTAACAATGGCGCAAAGTACTAGAAAAGATTGCGTAGTTGTAGCATCACCAGCTAGAGATGACGTTGTAAATGTAAATAGTGCAGCAACTATAACTACTAATGCTGTAGCTACAGCTGATACATTTACTAAATCATCATACTTAATTATGGATGGAAACTTTATAAAAGTATTTGATAAATTTAATGATCAGTTCATAGAAATACCAGCTTCTTCATCTACTGCTGGAATTATGGCAGCTACTGACTTAAATAGAGCACCTTGGTTCTCACCAGCAGGTTCTCGAAGAGGTCAATATCTTGGAATAACTTCTATTAATTATTCACCAACAAAAGCTCAAAGAGATACTCTCTATAAAGCTGGTATTAATCCAATAGCAAATATCCCTGGAGCTGGCGTAATACTATTTGGCGATAAAACAAAACTCGCAAGACCTTCTGCATTTGATAGAATCAATGTACGTAG